TCAGTGGCGCAACTAAACAATGATGCGTGGGAGATTCTCTCGAAGACGAATCCGTCACGTCCACATGTGAACGTGCCGGCCGCTTTGGGAGAGTTGAAGGACCTGCCTTCACTAGTCAAGGGATGGGGCGACGGCTTGTTAGCCGCTGCCGCCAAGGGAAATCTCTCTTGGCGGTGGGCCATCAAACCCATGATTAGTGACGTCCGTAAGCTGGCGAATTTCGTCTCTGCTGCTAATAAGCGGCTTGCCGAATTACGTCGACTTAGGGATGGCAAGAAGATTAGGAAACGGTGCAACCTAAGTGCGAACACAGTAGCCAGCGGTCCTACTCGGAGTTTAATCCACTCTGAGGGTGCCGCTGTCTATGCCTTCGCACGCAGTGTGTCGGGGTTCCAGAAATGGGGCTCTGCTGAATGGTACCTTTTACCAGACAGTGTCTTGCCAGAGTACTCTGATGCTGACCTTGAACGGTTCAACAAAAGAGTGGCTCTCGGTTTGACAACACACGGTGCGCTTGAAGCAGCCTGGGAACTTTGTCCCTGGAGCTGGTTCATAGACTGGTTTTCGAACGTCGGCGATATGCTTGCCGCGACGAATAACTCAGTGGGCTGCACTTGGGGCAGGATCTGTGTCATGCGTACCTCTTATTCGAGGACCACGTATGACTTAGATCCAGTTGGAACTGCAAACTGGGTCACCTATGATGGGTGGTACAACCTGCAGTTTCAACGCAAGGAAAGGTGGCCAACCTATCCTATTGTCCCGTTTCCCCTTCCTACACTTCCCATCTTAGATGGTGGGAAGTTGTCGATACTCCTGTCTTTAGCTGCCCTCCGGCGCTGAGCCGGGGGTAACAGTAAAGATTGGAGGTAACTCCCATGTTAGGTCCTACTTTCGTTCTGCCTCAGGCTGGTGGTGACATCACCCTGAAGCTGGTCAACCAGGACGGATACTCCTCGGAGTATTTCGTCAAAGCGGGCGACGGTCTCAGTCAGTACCGTGTGCGGATTCGTCATACAAGAACGAGTCCAACCACGGCACGACCGGCGATTTATGATCGGCACAACGTCGAAGTTGTACAGACCATTTTCGCTGCCGGCGCCACCCCGGAGTACGAACGTAAGTTCTACTTCGTCATTGAGCATTTGCCCAGTGACGCGAGTGTCGCGCTAGCGGACGCCATGGCTGATAAAATCATCCTGACGTCCAACGCGCTACTCGTAGGGTTGTTTGGCTGGGAATCCTAGGTTTAATGGCGTTCGGCTAAAAGCCGTTCACCCCTGACTCGTTGTCAGGTGCCATTAAGCTGAAAGGTTCTCAGCTCTGGTTGCAGAAAGGAGCACTCTAACAGCATGGGACATTTACCGGAGTTAATCCAGTTATGTCTAAATGCCATGTTAGGGAGCTGAGCAACGTGTTCGCAGCACTCTTTCGGGATGCTGCGGCCACGTTCCCGACGCTCGGGGCGGAGTTTGAGAAAGATCTCACCCGTCTCGAAACGCTCGTGGAGCGAAGAGGAATTCGAGTTTATCTCGAAGACCTCCCAGCTGTTGGCAAGCACCTCGATAGGTGTCTTGCCGGCGGCCAGTACAAACTGTCAGGATTACCTCTGACGAAGAGGTTTTCTGGCAGGGTAGTGATTCCGAAGTTTCTTCGGGGACTCTACCTACTGGTTTTTCACGAGTGTGGATCTCTGAGGGAAGATTGTAGTACGGAAGCTATCTTCTTTCTACGACAAATATTGTACGTAGCAAAGAAGACGGTCTACCCCTGCAGCCTCAGCAAAATCGAGGACGAAGTCCTTGAGTTTGTTGAGACCGACAGCCAGCTACCAGAACCTGAAAGCTTCTGGAATGCTTCTACGCCCTCCGAGCTCGCCGCTCAGCCGCCCTACCAAGGTTTTGGTAGCTCGACTTTGCTAAGAGAACGGATTGCGCAGTACGACCCGGTAACACGGGCCGAGCTGTCGATCTTCCTCACGAACCTTGACACTGTGTCAGGGATCGTGACCTCAACCCTAGGGCCTTATCGGCCCGCAGATTGGAGGTTCAGACATGGTCCAGGCGCTATTTCAGAAGCTACTGGTCCGACTAACAAGTATTGTTGGTCGAACTGGTCAGAAGTTCTGGAAAGTGTGTACCCTATTGCTGATTGTGGTTTCCATAATCATAGCAGTTGGGCAGATAGGT